TCTTATTACTGGCAGTCAACTTCGTTGACCAATTCTCCCGGTTTTCTTTAAATGGTACTTGTCTTAGGGAGTTATTTTTGATAATTTGGTTGATAGTCTTTTTAATCATTCAAAATGGCATCAATCTTCATTCTCGATCGCAGTATTTACTATTGCACGTCTACACTTTTAAAGCAGCTCTTCCAGGATCTTGAGGGTTACTAAATAATTTTTACATCTCGGGGACCTTGGAGCATCTACTGGATCAAGTTTTTGGGTCTGTTAAACACATGTTTTACAGCACAAGTTGTCATGAGATTCACGTTATAAACATCCTTTCTAGGTTTACTGAAACCTAAGTACTTAAAATCGCAACATATAGCAGTTTTGTCAGAATTAAGACATATAGAGTCAACGAATTAAGTATACTATCTGACAGGAATCTTATGAACAAAAGCTTATTACTAATAGTTGTATTAATCAAAGTTCAGAACTGTGTACAGACGATCTTTAACAAATTAATTAACGAGAGCATCAGGATCTACATTATGAAACAAGTTAACCATGCTCAACCTTAATTAAGAAATTTTGCGTGATAAAGGCCCTAAACCCCCAGTGAGCAGGCTCATAGCAGCTAGGTAATGACTTTAATCTTTAGTTATATTATTGCTACGACCAGAGGATGTAAGTATCAATTTGGATATCATTCTAGAAATAATTACACGATTCTTTAAATAACCAATATCACGAGACAAAAAGTTTCCTCTCCTAAAATCTATATCAGGGTTCTTTCCTATAAGGCCTATTCCTTTCACACTAGGTTAGTTAGTTTAGGAGATGAGAGTAGAAATTTAATTGACAAACCTTGTACGCTACGATTATTTGAAGAACATAGAAAGAAGGTCGTCACCTGCCACACTAAGAATTTGTTATTTTCTAAGTTACGCTACAGCACGTGATGTGTCAGGTACAGAATAATCTGGTTAATTTTGTTGTCTCTAGTAGTACGGAATAGTATTATAAAACACATGACGTAAAGTACCTAGAGATGAAGTGCATGTTGGATGTCCTGAATATGTTGTGCCACTTAGTTATCCAATTGCACTGAAAATTGTTGTTTTCCCGTAGGATTTCTTAAATTTTACTTGAAGATTACCCAGCCAGTGCTTAATATTAGGCAAGTCGATCTATCCTTGTATGAGGTCTTACTTAATCAGAAATTAATACAAAGTTGTATCAATGCAGCCTCTAAGGAATCCGTGCTGAGTTGAATCATAATTACTGAAATCACTCATGTATGTGAATGGGGCGAAACGAAGTTGTTAAAAATGTTAGACTATTTAATCTGAATTCTTTGCTAAAAACATTTAAGGGAATATCTATTTAAGGCGTTTTGTAACATACCAAGATATTGCTCCAGCTTGTGCTCTTATAGCCCAAGACGGACAAATAATCATCCTTGTTTTCATCTTGTAGCGATCAGTGAACTCTCCTTCAAACAAACATGCATGTGATTACCCATTCTTACAATTGAGTTAGAACCTATCTGTGTTATTTATTACACCTTACCATGAATCAAAATACATTTTTCCTTTTTTCCGATCCTTCTTCATGATATGATCAGTATATTATTTCTTGCTGACATAGATTGGTCCCTTTTTCTTAATTCTCTAAACTATCCATTAGCAGAATTGTTAACTTTGTTTAAATAGCTCTATTCTTTT